ATTGACTGCCTTTCCAGACACCTTTGCAACAATTTCAACCAACCCATTAATTGTTACCATTTCCTCCGATCCAATATTCACTGGACCAATGAAATCAGAGTCCATTAGTCGTCGAGTTGCTTCAATACACTCATCGATAAACAAGAAGGAACGAGTTTGCTCTCCGTCACCCCATACTTCAATTGCTCCACCAACATCAGGTAGGTACGCTACTTTACGGCAGATTGCTGCTGGTGCCTTTTCTCTTCCACCTTCCCATGTCCCTTTGGGTCCGTAAATATTGTGATATCTAGCAATGCGTACAGGAATATCATGGTTGCGCTGATAAGCAAGGTACAAGCGTTCCGAAAACAATTTTTCCCATCCGTATTCTGAGTCTGGATTTGCTGGGTATGCTGATTCTTCACGGCAATCTGGATTGTTTGGATCGAGTTGATTGTATTCTGGATACATGCAGGCAGAACCAGAATAGAAGATTTTTGTTTTATTCGTATCTTTTAGTTCATTGAATTGACGTTGCTCTTCAAGAACATTCAAATTAATTGACACAGAATTGTGCATGATGTCTGCATCGTTCTCACCAGTGAAAACAAAACCTGCACCACCCATATCAGCAGCAAACTGATAAATCTCATCAAAAGGTTCTGCAAACTTATCTACAATTTGATGATAGAAATTACCCAGTTCTCCTGTGAAACGAATGCAACGACGGACGAAATTTGTTTCACGCAGATCACCCAGAATAAATTCATTTGCAGTTGTTTCAGAAAATTCTGGATAATGAAGATCAACTCCCCTCACCCAGTAACCCTCTTCACGAAGTCTTGTTACCATGTGACTGCCAATGAATCCACCAGCGCCAAGAACTAATGCTTTCTTTTGGTATTGTGCCATTTTAAAAAATAATTAACTCAGTGTAGTTTATGCTCGCCACTTGCTTTTAGGAAGCAAGAAACCAAAGGTCAGTTTATCCTATTATAGTACCAATTCAGTGTTTGGTACAAGCCTGCACTCAATGTATATCTAGGTGACCAACCAATCTCATTTTTTATTTTTGTTATATCCGTAGAATACCTCCTGTCATGTCCAGGTCTATCTTGAACATATTCAATCATATTTGGATCCTTATCCAAAATGAATAGAATTCTTTTAACCAATTCAATATTGGTTATTTCGCATTCTCCACCAATATTATACTTCTCACCAACCTTACCCCGTTTCCAAACTTTAATCAAGGCTTCGCAATGATCGTCAACATATAACCAATCTCTTATTTGTTGCCCATCACCATAGACAGGTATTTTTTTATTGTCCCAAATGTTGTGAATAATTTTTGGAATCATCTTTTCATAATGCTGCCTTGGACCATAATTGTTTGAACAATTTGTGATGATAGTTGGGAGTCCATAGGTATTGTGATAAGCACTCACAAAGTGGTCGCTAGACGCCTTAGAAGCAGAGTAAGGATTCCTTGGATCATATGGTGTATCTTCTCTAAAAGACCCCTCTGCAATGCTTCCATAGACCTCATCGGTTGAGATATGCATGAATCGATTCACTTCACAATCTCTTGCAGCATCCAAAAGATTTACAGTTCCAACAACGTTAGAGAAAACAAATGGTTGAGAATTCTTAATCGAGTTATCTACATGACTTTCTGCTGCTAAGTGAAAGACATCTGTTGGTTTGTGTTTTTCAAATATTTCAAAGACACGTTCTCGATTTGAAATGTCTGCATGTTCAATTTCAATATCAAGATATTCTATAAGTCTCAGATCAGAAGCATATCCAAATTTATCAACACAAACAATATTCTGGTCTACATTTTTTACAAGATGGTGCAACAAATTGCTTCCGATAAAACCTGCACCACCAGTTACTAATATTGTCATTTCTGATTATATTTTTCTAAAAGTTCGGGAGAGTATTGTTGAATCTCTGGAATATCTTTTTCTTCTCTCTTTGCCTTTTCAAGTTCGTAAACTCTCTTTCTAAGTTCTGTTGTAGAATATTGATGTCTTCTTAAATGATAGAAAATTTCAATATCATTATCAATACAATACTGCTTTCCAGTAAAATCTATGTTCTTATATTCCTCGCTCAGGAATCTAATATGAAATGTCTGAGTCTTAATTAGATTCAGAAGATCTGCTTCTGTGTCATAAAGAAGAATCTCATCAACATATTTACATCCTTGAACCTGCACATATCTTTCGTAGATTGATTGTACAGGTTTATTTTTTAGTCCAGGTCTATCTACGGTTGGATCAACTTGCAATGCTACGATTAGATAATCGCACATTTGCTTTTCCATTTTGAGCATGGTAACGTGCCCCGCATGAAATAGATCAAAGCAACTACAATTAAATCCTATTTTCATGATTAAAAGTACTTTCTTGGATTATACTAAAAAAGGAGGGTTTATGCAACCCTCCTCATAATGCTATTTACGCAAGACGCGCCACGGTATTTTTACTGAATAACGAAACAGGCGGGGTAACCCCATCCGCACCAACTGCTTTTGAGAGAAGCAGTAAACTCCGAGGGTCAATTGACCATCCCGACCAGGGCGAGTTTCTTGTCTTCCCGAGACTTTAAGGGGTCAGATTGACTCCACCAGGGCAAATTTATAGTCTATCCGAGACTCAGAGTGGAAGACTCATTTGCTTTTTAAGAGCAGCAACAAGTGCTTCTACTCTTGCTTCCAAAGCAGCGATTCTTGCTGAGTCGCCACTACCGCCACCATTGCAAGGAGTATGTGCCTTCGCTTCTAGTGTCGTTAATCTTTCTTCAACCAACTTATCATATTCTGACATGTATGGTTGTGAAGATGTTTTTTCAGAGGTTGATGTTGATGTTCTTCTAGTTGCCATTTTTATCAAATATTGACTAGTGACTATTTATAATTATGAGGATTTATTCATCGTCATAATCATCACCTCGCACATAACAAGGGACACGATCTGGATCTAACCATTTCGCATACTCAATGTCTTCCATAGCAGTAGTACACTGTAAACCATTATCAAAGAGATAAATGTCATTCCAACGTTGAGTGTATTCATTTTGTTTTTGCATACGGTAGTCAGGTTTACCGTTAATTTCTAGGATACCTGCTTCAATAAAACGATATCCTTCACGTTCAAGAATAACTTTGGGTTTCATGCAACTTCGACAGATTCAAGATCCTGAGCAATGTAATCGATAAGCATTTCATAGTCGTCCAAAGGATCACCAGAGAATACAATACCTTCACCCTCATAATACCGACGAACCTTTTTGTAAAGTTTCGGATTCTTTACATCAAGATAAAAATCGCCATTTGCCGCACCACGAAGGGTTTGAACGTCTTTCTTGAATTTTGCAGTGAGAGTCATTTGTTTTTTGAGTACCTTGTAAGTATAAGGTGTTTGACCGTGAAAGTCAAGATGGACAGTTGGGTTTCTGTCCGATGCTCCCTGTGTGGATCGAACACACCTCAGGCGAATTATGAGTTCGCTGCATTCACCAGATTGCTAAGGGAGCAAGGTAGGACTGCTGGGAATTGAACCCAGTTCACACCGTTATAAGCAGTGGGCTTTAACCAATAAGCAACAGTCCCATCAATTAAGAAGCATCATTATGATCCCACAAATACTTATTTTCGTCAACCAATGTCATTGCATCTTCATATGTTTTGTATGGAATCATCATTACTGATTTTCCATCTCCGTCATCTATTTCAAATGACTTTCCTTTTTCTACTTCCCCAATAATCTCATCAAAGTTTTCTTCGAGAAACTTAATCGTTATCTTTTGCATTTTCCAGAGCCTTTTGCCAATCGTTATTAAAGAGTTCTACGCCTTTGTCTGTTAAAATATGATCGTACATTTTGTCGAAGACTGAAACTGGCATTGTTACAATGTCTGCACCCAGTTCAAAAGATTTTTCTACATCATAAACTGAACGAGTAGATGCTGCTAAAACTTGTGTACGAATCATCTGCTCCCTATACAACTTACATATTCGTTCTACAAGTTTAAGTCCTTCAAATCTTTGATCGTCCACTCTTCCAATGAAAGGTGATATGTAAGTAGCGCCTGCCTTAGAAGCAAGAATTGCCTGAGATACAGAGAATACGAGCGTGACATTTACTCTAATACCAGTAGAGGATAATTGCTTACATGCTCTCAACCCATCAGAAGTACAAGGTAGTTTAATAGTAACAGATGGAGAAATAGTATAGTATTTTTTTGCTTCTGTACACATCTGTTCCCAACTATCAGCGACTACTTCTGCACTAATGTCTGGGACTCCAATCTCTACTAAGTTTTTGATTGTTTGAATTGGATCTCCACCACTCTTTAAAATTAGAGTTGGATTTGTTGTGACTCCATCAACTAATCCACTTTCAAAACGTGACTTAATAGATTCCACGTCTGCTGTATCCAAAAAGATTTTCATCGAAGAATTTTCAGGGTTACAGTATATATCAATGGAATTCATTATTTCTGTGATAATGTGATAATCGGAATGACAGGATTCGAACCTGCGACATCTCGCTCCCAAAGCGAGTGCTC